GCCGACTACAACCGGGCGTATCACGAGATCAAGCTGACCAACGGGAGCCTGATCAAGGGCATCCCGGCTTCCGAGCCTGAGCGCTTCCGCGGCGGCCAGTGGCATGGAGCCTGGTGCGACGAGTTGGCCGCCTGGGACTACCTGCAGGATGCCTGGGACCAGATCATGTTCTCAGTCCGCCTGGGGACGCAGACCCGCATCCTGGCCACGACCACTCCTAAGCCCAAGGACCTGATCATCGACCTCATAGGCCGTGACGGGGACGATGTGGTGGTCACCACGGCTTCCACCTACTCCAACCTGGAAAACCTGGCTCCGTCCTTCCAGAAGCAGATCCTACAGTATGAGGGCACGAAACTGGGCCGCCAGGAGATCTACGCTGAGATCATCGACCCCGAGGAGGGCGGTATCGTCAACCGGGACTGGTTCCGCCTGTGGCCGGCAGACAAGCCCATCCCCAAGTTGGAGTTCGTCGTCCAGTCCTACGACTGCGCCTTCACCGAGAAGGCTCAGAACGATCCCACGGCCTCCATCACCTTCGGCGTCTTCCGCCCCACGGATGGCCCCATGTCCGTCCTGATCATCGACTGTTGGCAGGACCGGCTGCAGTACCCGGATCTCCGCCCGAAGGTCATCGAGGAGTACGAAACCGTCTTCGGAGAGGGCAAGGACAGGAAGCGGGTGGACCTGGTCCTGGTGGAGGACAAGGCCGCGGGCATCTCCCTGATTCAAGACCTGCAGCGGGCGCATATCCCTGTGCGGGCCTACAACCCCGGCAGGGCGGACAAGGTGCAGCGGCTGTCCATCGTGGCCAACATCATCCGGGCAGGGCGGGTCTGGGTCCCGGAGAGCATGAACCGCAAGGGCTATGTCCGGGACTGGGCGGAGGGGATGGTCTCCCAGGTCTGCTCCTTCCCCAACACCGACCACGACGACTTCTGCGACGCCCTCTCACAGGCCCTGCGCTACCTGCGGGATGCCGGGTTCCTGAACATCGACCCTGAGCCGGACACCCTGGACGAGGACGACTACGCAGATGCCGGGATGAGAAGGAAGGAAAACCCGTATGCCGTCTGAACTCCTGACAAACCCGATCCCGCACGAACTCCCGGCAGCGGAGATAACGGCGAAGGTCACGACCTGCCAGAACAGATTCGAGATCGTTGTGAATCCCGGCCAGGATCTGACTTCCTGGGATAACTGGGTGCTGCAGGGTAAGTTGGCTATGTGGTTGCAAAGCCGCATAGACTCCAAGAAAGACGGTGGGCATAATCCACCGAACTCTTTTCTCTGAGGCTTGGCATGGTCGATAAAACCGCGGCGGCGCGTCTTCTTGAGGAGATGTTCCCGCAGAAGCCGAAAGAGCCGACTTTCGGAGAGCGCGTGCTTTCTGGTCAGGCTCCTCAGCAGGCCGAGATGCGGCCGTATGACCCGACGCTGCGCGAGCAAACCGCCACCTTTCTGCAGCGGGGGATGGAGCGCTTGGGGGCTGACCGCTATAAAGCCCGTCAGCGGGCAGAGACTCTCGTTGGCGGGCCGGGCAGCAATTTGCCTCTGGGGATGGGGTTTGCTGACATCCTGCCTTTTGTTGGCACGACCTTCCAGACGCAGGAGGCCGGCAGGTCCCTGGAAAGCGCCGGACAGGCTGCGAAGAGGGGTGACTATGTCGGAGCCGCCGTTGAGGGCGGCTTGGGCGCTCTGGGGCTTGTTCCTGGTGCCCTGGGTGTTGCCCGATATGCCCGACCTGTTGGCAACTTGACGGCATCTGCTCTAGCGGCTGCGCCGAAGGTTCCGGGTGCTCTGTTGGAGGCGGCATTCTCTGGGCCGCTACCCGGCTCCCGTGAGGCGCAACGGGGCGCCATCAAGATGAAGGGCGGCAACTGGTTGGCCGGTGAGGTGGAGGGTGCTACAGATCCTTTGAGACCGCGTGGCCCAACGCACCGCGATGAGGCTTTGATTATTGGTGGGGAGTGGCCGGCCTTCGTTGAGACGCCTCAGGGCAAAGCCGTCATGGCTCAGAATGATGCCCTCAACAACTGGATCGACAAGAAGCTCAACCGCTACATCAAGAACGAGATGGCCACACCGGAAGACCCGGTGCGGAAGTTGGCGGATCAGGGCATTTTGCACACCCAGATTGACGAATCTTTTATCCCGTGGGGGAAGGTTTCAGACTACCGACAAGAGGCAGGACTCCCTAAAGAAGGGTATGCCACCACGCAAACAGGCAAAAAGTGGGAGGGTCTTGCAGATGCTTCCATTTTGTCCTCCAAAGTCGCAGAAATGGGAGACCCGTCACTTTGGGGTTCTCAAAAGGCTTTTGAGTCATACATGGCTTTGAACCCATGGGTTGCCAAAGCGGCGAAGGAAGCCCCAGATACTAGGATTTATGAAATGTCTGGAAGCCAAAGCACCCTCGGCTTCAGTCACCTAATCGACGAACTCAAGAACTCCATCCGTCCCGACTCCGACCTCCCCGCCCATCTGCGTTGGAAGCCTGAGGACCTGGAGAAGGTCACGATGGAGCAGGCTGTCCGCCGCGTCCACGACATCAACCAGTACCGGGCAGCGAAGAAGGCGGAGGCCAACGAAGTCCTGGCCCGCAACCCGGCCACGGTCACCTTCAAGGAGTACCCGGCCATTCCCGGCAGCGACAAGCCCAACGAGAAGGGCCTGGCGTGGAAGGAGATCAAGCCGCCGGGAATGTCTGTGGAGTTGCCGCAGGGTTGGTCTGAGCCGGTCCAAAAAGGCAATGCGCTTCAAAGCAAATCGGTTGATGGCGGTATTGCTCTCGGCGCTGACCTTCCCGATCTCGTCAAGAACATCTATAAGCGGCACCCAGAAACGCCTGGCAATCCAAGAACCGCCCTCCAAGACGCCCTCAAGTACGAAGGCGATGTCATGGGCCACTGCGTCGGCGGCTACTGCGACGATGTGCTATCAGGCAGGACCCAGATCTACTCCCTGCGCGACAAGAAGGGTGAGCCCCATGTCACGATTGAGGTAAGGCCAAAGAGCGTTGTATTCAGTGATGTTGCCAAATATATAGGGCAAGAAGAGGCGGACCGTTTGCTTGATCAGGGCGTTACGCTTACTGAAATGATCCAACGCATCCCAAATTTTGAACGCCCACAAGAAATCATCCAAATCAAAGGTAAGGGCAACCTTGCCCCGAAGGCCGAATATCTTCCCTTCGTCCAAGACTTCGTCCGCGGCGGTAACTGGTCGCGGGTTGGGGATATTCAGAACACCGGCCTGATCACTCCCGACAGAGTCCTTAGTTCAGAAACCAGAAAGAGGCTTGAGGCTCAAGGCGTCCAGATCCCGAAGTACATGACGGAGCAAGAGGCTAAGGAGTTGAGCAAGCAAGCCATCCGCGCCTCTGACATTCCAACCTTGGATCAATCCGCAGGCGGCATGAAGAAAGGCGGCGCTGTGAAAAAAGTACGCATCTCCGATAACCCGGACACGATGAACCTGGAGCTGATGATGGCCGGAGGCGGCAGCCCTCGTCAAAAATTGACCAGGGCTATTACCTCTGGGGTGAAATCTATTATCAAGCCGGCGGAAGGAAAGTCGGTTCTTGAGAGTCTTCCGCGGGCGCCCAAGGCCGAGCCAGAGCGGGTGGAGTTGACCGGTGCTTTGCGCCCAACTGAGGCTCCGGTACGCGGCCAGACAAGCCGTGAACTGCAAAAGGCTCAACGCCAAACCTTGACTGACGAGCAAAAAGAGTTGTTCGAGCGGTTGAAGCAATCGAGCCCTGAGTTTGCGTCTGCGGCTAAATTCATGACCCCGCAAGAGGTTGGCAAGATCATCGCCAATCCCGCCGGCGTCCGACAACTTGAAACGCTACTGCAAGTGCTGCCATCGGCCAAGGAACTGGCCTCTGTTGCAAAAGCCGGCGCCCCCAAGCAAGGGTGGTATCGGGCAAGCACGCAGGCCATCATGGATGTGTTTGGGCCTGACGATGCTCCGCGGTTTGCCTCTCTGTTAGCCGCCTTGTCTCCACAGACATCAGTGGAGATGAACCTGCTGAACACTCTCAATGTCTGGAAGAACTGGACCGCCGCGGGAAGGCCGGATGATCCTGCGGCAATTAAACGCATCATGGGCGCTTCGGTGGCGGGCACCAAGGGCGAGGAGTCTGTTCTAGACGCATGGGTAAACAATGCGACAAGGGCGCTGTCAGCGCAAGATCCGACTAAGGTGACGCTGTCTGGCCCGAAGGTGGACTCGTTCTACCGCAACCTGGCCGACGATGTGTACCGTGTCACCAACGATGCTTGGATGGCTTCTGGTCTAGGCGTGGCTCAGGACCTGTTTTCAGGTAGTCCCACGGCTATACAAATTGCTCGCGGCGACCCCGGGCTGTCTCCTGGATACATCGGCACGAGCGCTCGTATGCGTGAGGCAGGCCAGATGGCCAATATGTTGCCGGCCGAGGCGCAAGAGACGACTTGGTCTCTGTTCATGCCGCTGTACGAAACTGCACGATCTTTGGGCATCAGTCCGCGTGAGGTCCTGCAGCGCGGCTTACTGACCCCTGAGGTCATTCGCGGCACGCCAGACTTTGCAACTTTGCTTACTCAAGGGAAATATGGCGACATCCTGCGCGGCGCCGGATACGAGGAGCAGTTGTCGAAACTTCGTCCAACGCCATTCACGCGCAGTGCGCCTGATTTGACGCTGTCTGAGCAGCGCGATTTAGAGCGTGCGGCCAGGCGCCTCGAAGATTTGCGCGAGTTGCGCGGCATGGAGTCGCGCTCCCGCATGATCAGCTTGCCCAAAGAGGGCGCACGCCCAGAGACGGCCTTCGCTTATGGTACTTATGAGGCCATTCCTGGCCGTGGCCTTGGGCACTTGGAGAGCCTCATTGATGAGCCGCTTGGTAGTCGGCAATACTTCAGTAGTCGGGTTTCTGGGGCTTTCCGCGACCCGCAGGGCAGAGATGTGTTGCAAAGTGCTTTGGGCCTAAACCCAATCGCCACCCGTCCGATGACTGGCGCTTATCGGCCTGAGTTTGATATTCCGTTCCAAGGCACGCTGCGTGAACCTGCCACCGGCCGACCCCCAATGGAGATCAACCCTGGATTTGCGACTGGTGTTGAGGTGCCGGTGACCAGAGGTCTGGATATTCCAGAGCGCTTGAAGCGCGAACTGACGGCCGTGGAGGCTGCGCGTGGGTATATGACGGCACAGCGCGGCTCTCCGTGGAATGCGCAAATTCCGACCGGCCAAGGTTCAAGTATGTTCGTGCCTTTGGAAAAGAAAGCCGATCCCGAACGAATGGGGCTGACCGCTGCTTTGACTGGCGGTGAGTTTGGTCTTGCTGATACGGGCGCCGGAACTGCAGTGCTGAATTTTGGGAAACCAATGTCTGCTGCAGAACGCGCTCAGTTAGAAGGTTACCTTGGCGGACAAGGTGTGGTCACTAAAAATGTGAGCGACTATGTTGATCTCAGCAAGGCTTTTGAGGCCGGCGAGGGATCTGGGGCGGCTACCCGTCAGTTGTTGGACATCATGGCAACCCTGCCGCAAAATAAGCGAGAGGCTCTCAGCGAGGCTATGCGGCGTCCTGCCGGAGAACTGGCGGATTTGTATGAGAAGGCTGCCCAGACAAGAGATGACAAGGTGCGCGAAGATCTGATCCGCGGCCTCAGGATCATTCAGCGTGCCGGCTTAACTGGGCTTGGCGCGGC